ATGTTGGCGAACATGTCGCGGTTTTTCTTGTCGTCGGTGTACTTGGCATCGGGCTTGTACACCGCGCCGCCTGCGTTGAAGCCTAGCGTTTGCACCTTGCCGTTCTTGCGCCGGAACTGTGCCTTCACACCAGCGCCCACACCGATGTTGTCGTACACGATGCGGTCAATATTCTGCTCTTGGGCATACAGGTAAACCTTGTCGGCGGAATAAATCACGTCTTGGCCGCGCCATTGCTGCATGTCGGTTACGACTGAGCCGTGCCGCAATACGGTGGCGTTGGCATCATCGCCTTCATCAGCCACGTCAAAACCGAGGATGCGCCGCCCTGCGGATGAGAAGCCCAGCTTTTCATGCGCATCAATGGCGGCTTCAATCCAGCTTGGTTTGATAATCGCCAGTTCGCTATCGGCCACCGGCTCGCCCAACCAAATATGACGGTAAAGGTCATAATCACGCGCCTTGCATGACTCAGCCTCTAAACGTAGCACATCAGGCAAATAGATGTTGTCCGTGTAGTTCACGACAATATCGGCTATATCATCAGGTGGATTGACTACAAACCGCTGATAGGTAGGGTCTAGGATATTCTTCGGATTCCATGTAAGCCAAATCTCCGACCCATCTTTACGGATAGTCGGTATTAGGATATTCCAGCTTTCATCGGAAACATTTTCCGCCTCTTCAACCCAGCATATATCAATCGCTTCAATGGATTTGATTTTTGTCGGGTTGTTCTTAATGCCGTAAAAGAGAAATTCCGAACCTGTCGATAGATGGATAATGCGGTTACGCTGTACTTCATATTCCTGCGTATAACCTGCCCTATCTATCGTATCTGACAGCAAAGAGATTACGGAATCACTGATACTGTTTTGAAGCTCACGGGCGCACATGATACGAAATCGACCTTTGCAGGCAAGCTCAACCAAAACTGTAGCAACCGCCCACGATTTCATACCACCACGTCCGCCGCGCAAACTCTTGTATCGGTGCTTTTGGATTAGTGGTCTGAATTTAGGGTGTAGCTTATTCTTCATCGCTCAAGAACAAATCGGAAAGTTTCACATCAGCATGAACTGAAATACTTCCAGAAACTTCATTATCAACCTTATCGCGCCATTTTGAACGCTGTCGGTTTTTAAGCCAGAAAATGGCAGCAGGCGTATCTGGCGGGTAATACTTAGTTAATGGTGTTTCGATAATCTCACCTTCTACTACGCGAATATCAACATCAGGGGCTTCGTACCCCATGGCGCGGCGATACAACCGTTCAGCGATATTCGCATCTGCAAGAATCTTCCCTTTTTTTATGGACTCGCAAAATTCAGGGAAATCATTTTTCCAGCGGTTTATCGTGGCTACATTAACATCGAAAAAATTAGCTATTTCTTCGTCTGTTGCGCCAAGCAAGCATAATTTATAAGTTTGTTCAGCATATTCATGCTTGTATTTTGTCGGACGCCCGATGGGGCGTTTCTTATCGCTCATATCGAACCTCCAAAAAAATCCCCGCACCAATCAGGCGCGGGGCTAGAACCACAACATTAGGAAACTGAGGCGCGACCCTCTGGCGATTGGGAGCGTCCGCAATCCTCTCCCCTCAACGTGAAACCACGCCCCGATAGCCTTTGCCGAACACCTTCAAACGGCAAAGGCCCATAGAAACCTGAAACCGGCCGGAGAACCCTCCAACCCAAAATTTCAGGTTATTCAGGCCGTCTGAAAATTCAAACGCCGCTACCTGTACAGGCAGAAGCTCAAATTCAGACGGCCTGAAAACGCAAAAAACCGCCCAACAAAGGCGGTTCATACAGCTATTTCCAAACTATATCACAATTATACCTAAAACCTCCGCTTTGTCAATAATGCGGCATGATTCAAACTCATCCTGTAATTTCAATATAGCCGTTGTCTCTAATGCTGCTACCACCCTCTTTATTTTTTCACGCTGCCGGTACAAATAACCATTTGATATATCGTATTTATCCATAATAACGGTTTTTTTAGGAAGCCCCGTAAACAAGTTGGATAATATGTTGTCGCACAACAGCAAATTAACCCCTGCATTTTGCTCTTCAATATACGCCGTAATATCCACAATACCACTCATGTTTTCGCTATATGTGCATTCAATCACAGCCAACTCGTAACGGTTTAATACGCGCTCTATCCGGCTGATAATCATCGCGGAGTTTGCGTGTGTCTCGGCTTGCGTCAATTCTCCACCGCCGCCCATCACGCCCTTACTCTCACACCAAGCACAGACCGAAGCCGTATTATTCAGCGGCTCCATGCGTACACTATGGATTTTATAAACTTCACGTAATACTTGTTCAACATTCCTATACATTCACAGCCCCGCTTATGTTTTAACCAACCCTTTTTCATGCAACAAAACCAAAGTCCGCATCACACCTTCCGCGAAGGCCGTCTGAATTTCGTCTGCGTCCAAATCTGTTTTCGCTCGACCGTCGCAAATATCGTGGCAGGCGCTGCACGCATACGCGCCCATAAAGTCGGGCGGCTTGATGCCCGTACCGCAATAGCCCGCCAAGCGGTAGTGCGCCAAGACGACGGTTTCGGGATTGCGGTTACAAATGCCCGGCAGTCTGACCGTACATTGCTCGCCGCGTGCGGATGCTCTGATTTTGCTCATGTTCCCATCTCCATCATTTCTTCTGCCGCCCTTAGCGCGGCTTCTTCGCTGTCGAACTTACTTGACAGCATCATGTTCCACGCCACCTGAAAACAGGCGCGGTAGAAGTTGTTAAACTCCTCCTGCCCCATCTGCGCAAAACTGATGCTCTTGGCCTCTTTGCGGATGCCTGCGGGGGTTTCGTAGACGTTGTAATAACCCGCCTCCACCGTCAGCCATTTGCGGAAAGCCTCCATGCTCTGCAACACCGCGCCGACTTTCTCGCCGCGCTTTTTCGCCACAGCCAAAACAAACTCGTCGGCAAACTCCAAAAACAGCCCGCCACTCGAATGCATGGCCTCAAGCCGCCGCGCGAAACCGCTGATCAGCTTCTGCTCCCCGTCTGTAACCAGCCCGCCCGTCGGCTGCCAGTATTCGTACGCCAGCGGCAACAGGCCGCCGAAAAAGAGTTTGTGATGTTGGTAGCTGCGGCTGCTCATCTGCGTGACCTTGACGCGGTAGGCTCTGCCCGCTTTGAGGCCGCGCAGGATTTCGGCGTCGGCGGCGGTGGCGGCGGCCAGCGTACCGGCGGGGGTTTTGACTACGGCAGCTTCAATTGCCATCCCAACCCTCCTGTTGGCCGTCTGAAAGCCTGCCCGCTTCGCAGGCCATGCGATCGTCCAGCCACTCGACAATCTCCGTCTGCATGGCGCGGTAGCCGTAGCCGGGGCAAAGCACCAGTCGGGCATACAGGCGGCCTTTGTGCTGAATCACGGCCACGGGGCGGCCTTTTTCCCGCGTTATCTGCCAAGAGAAATCCCCATAGCTGTTGCGGCTGCGTGCCTGATTAAACTTCGGCCAACCCGCGCCGTTGGTTTCGCAGGCAGGTTTGGCGGGCTTGGTTTGCAGTACAAGCGAAAGTATCGCGGCGGCAAGGGAATTGCGGTTCATGCGTTTTCTCCGTTTTGGCCGTCTGAAACTGCCGCTTCGCGCAGCTGCGCAAAAGTCTTCATCGGCGCGATGTGCACCACCACGCGCGGGGTGTCATCGTCGCGGAAGGTGTAGCGTTTGCTCACAGTGCAGGACACCACCTGCTTGTCGTCGTGGAAGGCAATGCCGTTGAGGGCGTCCAGCACCGCTTTGGCGATGTTGTCGGCATCAGGCTTGACGGCGGGATACAGTGCGCCCGACAGCGCGGCGGCGCGTTTCTTTTTCGGCCACGACGCGGGAACGGGAAACCATGCGGTGACGCTGGCTTTCAGCGGTGTGCCCTTATCGTGTTTGATAAAACCCTGCGCCTGCGCCGCCAACTGTGCCGCTTCGCGCACGGCCTCTTCGTAACGGCGGGTTTTGGCGGGGGTGTAGGCTCTGCCGCCCTTAGTGAAGCGCGGTCGGGCTTTGCCCTGCGGAATGCCGTTCACGCGGAACAGCAGGGTTTCAGACGGCCTCTGCATCGTGTTCATATCAAAAATCCTCCGTTTTCAGACGGCATTTGCCGCTCCATGGTTTGATAAATTTGCCGTTCCAAACGACAAAATTCCATCCTTCGTAAAAACTCATTGCTTCTCTCCTGTTTTCAGACGGCCCCAACCGTAACCATTACGGTTGCCGCTTCCTGCGCCCGTCCAGCCACGCAACCTGCTTTTGCACAATTTCCGCCGAGGCCGTCTGAAAGCGGCCGTTCTCGCATTCCGTCTGCGGATTCAGTACGCGCCATGCCTGTTCGCGGGAGACGGTGCAGACGGTAAAGCCCGGCAGTCCCCGCGCGGCGGCGGCGCGAAAATCGGCATGGGCGCAGTGCAGGCAGTTCATTGGCGGTAGCTCGGCCAGTTGAAGGGGATGCGCTTGCCGCCGTTGTCGCGCAGGCGGTCGCGGATGCGGGCTTCGATGCGCCGCTGCCAGTCTTCTTCCGTCAGGTTGGTGAGTACCAGCGTCGGGCGCACGGCCTCGTAGCGGGCGTTGATTACCATGCCCAGCAGGCGGCTTTCGGTTTCCGTGGGGTTGCCTGCGCCAAATTCGTCCAGCACCAGCAAATCGGCCTGCACATACGGCGCGCATGCCGCAAGCTCGCTGCCGCCGTTGAAGCTGTCCTTGATGCGCTGCATCATTTCGGCGGCGGTGATCACCACCGCGCTGTAGCCTTGTTCCAGCACTTCGTGGGCGATGCCGCAGGCTAGATGGTTTTTGCCCGTCCCCATGCCCCCGGCGAAAATGGCGCAGCGGCCGTTGGCGGACACGTCGGCGAAATTGTCGGCATAGTCCCGCGCAAAGGCTTTGGCACGCTCCATCCGCATCCGTGTGGCCTCGTCGCCGCCGGTTTGGAAGTTGTCGATGCGGCAGCGGGCAAAGCGCGGGGCAATGCCTGCGCGGCCGATACGGGCTTCCGTTTCCCGCCGCTTGGCTTCGCGGCGCAGGGTTTCGGCATAGTCAGCCGCTTCGTCGGCCTCGCGCCGTCTGACGC